ACCGTTTTGAACGTGCTGGTCCCGCCGGTGGCTCCGGCGTTGTTGCCCGCCGCCCCGCCAGCTCCGCCGGTGCCGACTGTCACGGTTTCCGAGGCGCTGAGCTCGCTGGCCTGGAACAGCTTCCGGGCGTACCCGCCCCCGCCGCCGTACCCGGCTTCTACCTGCTGGCCGGAGCCCTGGAGCGTTCCTCCCCCGCCCCCGCCAGCGCCGATGACCTCCACCAGCGCGGCCCGGAGGCCGGCGGGTTTGGTCCAGGTGCCGGACGCCGTGAACAGCTGCACGTTGGGCAACCCGGGCGCAACGATCCGGTCTCCTGCAAGCTGAGTCATGTCCCCTCCTTCAGTAGGCCGCGTAGTAGGGCGTGGTGAACAACCGGACGTCAGCGCCGGATGACTGCGCCTTGACGACGCCGTTGACCGAGCGCGTAACCGTGAACGTCTGCGGAGAGCTCGCGCCGGAGATGGCCGTAACCGTCATCCGCTCCCCGGCCACGTTGATGTCGAACGGCATCGCATTGCTGTCAGTGGTCCACAGCGCGTTCCCCGTCGCCGTTGCCACCGACAAGGATGTAGCGGTGCTGGTCGCGCCGGCCGACAGCGTTGATCCGCCGGTGTCGTAGTGGCTGCTGCCCGAACTGGCGGACGTGGCGTAGGTCGCGACGTCGAACAGCGCGCCAGGCAGGCTGTTGAAGCTGATGGTGTGCTCGGTCTGGCTCAGCCGCTCGATGTAGCCCACCACCAGCACCTTGATCTGGTCGTAGATCTTGGCCGCGGACGCGTTGTCCACCGTGATGATGTCCCCGAGGTCGACACTGTGCGCCGCGATGCTGTCGGCCTGGTTGTTGTACATGGACGGGTTGGCGAAGTTGATCCGCAGCGTCGGGTACCGGGCGTCGTCCAGGGTGCCGAGGTGGAGCGCCCAACCTGCCGGCGTCGGTAGCTGAGCGTCGTTCAGGACGTTGAAGGTCAGCGATGTGTCGTAGACCCCGACGCCGCCGGCCTCCGGAGTCAGCGTGCTCATTCGGCCGCTGGTCAGCTCGGCGGTGTAGCTGCCGCCGTCGCGCCGGCTCGCGAAGATCTTGTTCCGGGTCAACAGGTCGTCGTCCACCGGCTCGAACGGCGGGTCAAGTTGGTGCGCCGAGTAGTCCAGGGCCAGCACGGCAGTCTGGTTGAGCAGGCTCGACAGCGGCCGGTACGACAGACCGACGTCCTGCGCCGGCTCGATGAGCATGCCCTGATCAGTGCTCTCCGCATCTCGCAGGATGCTGAGCAGACTTTCGGCGTACTGCGGGCCGAGCGCCAGACTGTCAGTGAGGTCGTTCTGCACGTAGAACCGGATGCCTGCGGCATCGCACAGCCGCTTGATCCTGCTACCGGCTGCCTCACCGGCGTAGCCGTTCATCGCGGTTGTGAGGCCGCTGGCACTCGGGGCGGAGCCGTTCCACACCGTCACGTGCCCGAGGGACAAGGCTGGTGCGGTGGTCGGCTGGTACCGGAAGCGCACCGATGCCGCACCTTGGAACTGGATACCGGCCGCGGTGCCGTTGGCCACCGATGTACCGTCCACGTAGACCCGCCAGAGCGTGTCCGCACCGCTGTCGGTCAGCTCCAGCCTCCAGTGATGCACATCCCCGTCCACCAGTGCGTCGAGCGCACTCGAAGATCCCAGGCTGGAGACCGCCCCGTCAGCTGCGTAGTACGCCACCAGCAGATCGTGGGTGGACTCGCTGGTCTGGATCTCCCAGCGCTGCCCGAGGTAGTCATCGAAGGCCGCCCTGATCGGCCCGGTGTTGCCCGGCACCTTGGCTACGAAATCCATCGCGACGTACGCCGCGGAGTTGGCGCCGACCGAGTTGGACCCGGCGTAGTACGTCGATGTACCGCTGTTCGTGATCTGGAGACTCGCCGGCAAGAACGCGCCCAGCTCGCCCGATCCGAAAGCCCATGCCGCCGTAGGATTCAGGTTGTTCTTCGCAGGCAGGCCGAACACCGCATAGGCGCTTCCCGACGTGTTGAGCCCGTACGTCGTGTCGGTGCCGCCGTCCAGCGCCCAGTACCGCTGTGGCGAGCTCGCCAGGATCAGATCCTTCAAGCCCTGTTGCGGAGCCGAGACGCCCTGACCGAGCCGCCGCGTGATCCCGGCAGCTTCGATCTGCACATAGGCATCGTTTCCTGAGACATCCCGCCGCGGCGGGAAACTGGAGACCTCGCCAACGCCGCGCAGACTGGCCCTGGTGCCGTAGGAGAACTTACCTGTTCCGGTCGGGAAGGATGCCGCGCCAGTGGTCCAGACGTTGCCCTGGGCATCAGTAAGGGTGCTTGCACCTATCGTCGCTGTGGTCAGGTTCGGGCTAGCTACTACCGTGCCACCTATCCCGTTTAGGATCTTGCCGCCGTACAGCATGCCGTAGATCGTGTCTCCGGCGACGCTTGCGTTCGACCCGAAGACGTTCACCGCGGTGCTGTTGAAGATCGACGTCGTACCCGCGGTGATCACCGGGTTGCCGATCTGGATCCACGGCCCGTCTACGGTATCGCCGTAGTAGAAGGTGACGGTGTTGCCGCCGGACCCGTTGTTCACGTCGTGCGTTACCCGGAACACCGTCCGGCGCTTCGGCCGGCTGATCAGCGATACCGGAAACTGGTCTGACACTGCGGTGAGAGTGTCGGCGCCGGTGGTCGACCACTGCCATTTCATCGTTGCGATGCCGGCAATGCTGTTGATCAGCTGGAAGTTCCAGCTCTGCTGCCCCCCACCGGCCCACTTGGTAGCCAGGACAGCGCCGAGCGGCGCGTCGAAGGGCTGTTCCCGCGCCTCGATATCGGCTCGTACGTCGATGTCACCGGTGATAGAGGTGGCTACCGAGTCCGGGCAGGAAATGTAGTCGTCGGACTGGTAGGGGCACTCCAGCCCAATCAGGTTGCCGGTGAACTCGGTCCACACCTTTACCTTGGTGTTGCGCCCGAGGTTGCCGAAGTACGTCGACAGCGGGTTCCGCGGGGAGTACTTCCCGGTCCGGTTGTCCAGCGTCATGGAGATACGCGTCGGGGATGCCTGGCTGGCCTCGTTCTGGTTGCCGCGGGTGATGGTGATCCCGTCGCGCCAGTACACGTCGCCGGTGATGTCCGTCCAGGTGCCGGCCACCAGTAGCGCGACCTTCACGGTCTGAGGCGTCTGCGGAAACGTCATGACCGCCCCAGCGCTGTCTGTACGTCGCCGCCACCCTGCACGCGAACGAAGTTCCGGATCATCTCGATGAACAGATCCTGGAAGCGGTCGCCGCCCGGCGCGCCGACCACCAGCACCGCGCCCCGGCCGCCGGAGCTGCCGCCCTGCGCGGCCATGCGGGTGCTGTTCCCGGCCGGGTGCACGCGCGCCGTACCGCCGGAGAGCTCCAGCAGCTCGGGCCCGGTCTCGCCGACCCAGCTCATCCCCGGGGGCGGGTTGCCGCCTCCGGCGAAACCGCGGATGGTGCCGCCGGTGTGCGTCCGGCCGGCTGACCCGAGGGCATTCGAGTCCTGCGTACGAATGATGCCGTTGGCCTTGTATGTGATCGTGACCGTCTTGCCCTTGATGCTGGCGAGCTGAGCTTTCGCGGAAGCAATCTTCTGCTCCAGCTGGCGGATGTCGGCCTTCACGGCAGCGGTCTGCGTAGCCGTCAGGCTCTTGTCGTGCAGCTTGGCTTTCGCCGTGTTCAGCTTCTCGGTGAGATCGCTGATGTCGCCGTTGAGCTTGGCAACCTTCGGCATCCGCGCCAGATCGCCCTTCCAGTCATCGAGTTTCCGGCTCGCCGCGTCCAGGCTGTTGTTCACGCTGTCCTTGAACCCGCCGAAGGCGGCAGCGGCCTTCTTCATCGCATCTTGCTGCGGGCCAGGGATCTTGGCCGCGATGTTCAGCAGGGCACCGGCCGCGGTCAGGGCAGCGTTGACTAGGAACTGGAAGCCCTTCAGCCCGACCTGCGCCATCGTGATGACGGACTGCCCGATCACCGAAAATGCGGTGTTCATGATGTTGCGCGCCGTCTCGGATTTCTTGTAGAGGACGACGAGCCCTACGACCAGGGCCGCGATCGCTGCCCCGATCAGGAACACCGGGTTGGTCAGCAGGGACAATGTGAAGCCCTTCACCGCGGTAGCTGCGCCCTTCAGGCCGCTGACCAGCCCGCCCTTCAGGGCGAGCGTCAGCAGGTCCGTCACGCCGGAGAACGCGTCCGTGGCAAGCGCCGCGCCCATCAGCGCAGTCTGGAGGCCGGCGGTCTTCTGCTGCTGGTCTTCGAGGGCGTGAATCTGGTCCTCGCGGCCCTTCTTCTCGTCCTCCAGCTTGGAGATCTGGGCGTCGATCGACTTCGTCTGCTTGGCGATCTGGTCGCTGTTCAGACCGCGGGCCTTGCCCTCCGCCTCGATCTTGGCCTTCTGGTCCTGGAGCTTCCCGATCTGAATGTCCGACTTCGCGTTGTCCCGGTCCAGGTGATCGATACGCTTCTGTGCCTTCAGGTTGGCCAGGTCGATGCCGCTGCTGAGCGCGCCGAAGGCCCCCGTGGCGGTGCTGGAGGCCGTCGCCATGCGGTCGGTGGACTCCCCGACGTCGTCCAGGCTGCGCTTCGTCTTGGTCGCCGTCTCGTTGACCGAGCGCATGCCGGCGGAAGTCTCGTCCTTCGCGTGGACGACGATCTCAATCTCGTTGCTCACGGCTACCTCCCAGGTCTTCCAGCTTCAGCAGGCGCAGCAGCTGCGCGTCTTCTTCGTACAGGGCGCTCGGCAGGCAGCCGAACCGCTCGCAGAGCGCCAGCACGAACTCGGCGTGTGTTAGCTCGCTCGGCTTCCGGACAGGACGTCCATCGGAATCGATGCCTCCAGGGACCGCTCGCCATCTAGCGATGGCGAAGCTAAAGGGTCGGGCACCGTGTTCAGCGCGTTCATCCAGGCCCGGACGATGCGGAAGACGAACGCCGGATCCTGGTCCATCAGCCCGGACAGCGACAGTTCGACCGGTACGCCGTCCTCCTCCAGGTTCCAGGAGACCATCGAGCTGACGAGCATCCCGAAAATCTCGCGGATCTTCGGGATGTCCTCGCGGGTTAGGTTCCCCGGGTCCAGGTCGTCCAACTCGGCCACCTGGAGCACCTTCCCCAGCGGCAACGACCTGACCCGGACCTCCAGCCCGGCCAGGTCGTCGTCATCGAAGATCAGCCGGATGATCTTCCTCGGCGCCTCGTACCCCATCGGACTACGCCCAGGTCGGGACGGTGCCGTCGGCAAGCAGCCCCGGCGCGGTCCAGGTCAGCGAGCCGGACTCGGCCCGGGTGAGGTTGTAGTCCGTGAACAGGCACTCGTTCGCCAGGGTGTTGCCGGACACCGCCAGCGTGACAGTGCGGTTCACCGAGGTGCTGGGCACGGTCTTGAACGTGTCGTGGCTCATGTTCGCGGCGTCGTTGAAGACGCCGTTGAGCGTGATGCTGAAGTCCGCCAGCAGGAGGATGCGCTCGTACGCGCTCTTGTCCACACCGGTGACCTCCTGCACGCCCCGCGGGGTCGCGAACTCCAAGTTGGTCACGTCGTTCTTGATCGCGTTGACCGAGCCGGCGCTGTTGTCGACCGACAACGTGGTCCAGCCGAGGCCGCTTTCCTTCGCCATGATGGCTATCCCTTCTCGATGGTGTCGGCGAGCTCCTGCTGGTGCTCGGCGAAGTCCTCCACCCAGTCCTCTGGGCGGACGTGCTGCCGGACCGGCTGCCCGGTCGGGTCGCCCCGGTAGTCGCCGCCCTTCACGAGGTACAGCGGCGGCCGTTCGAGGCTGATCTGGTGCTCTCCGAAGCAGCGCTGACCGGGCACGAAGACGAACGTGGTGAACCCGTTCTCGTTCGTCTCCTTGTACGTCCGGCCGGACCGCCGGCGGATGTAGTCCGCCTGCTGCTGCCCGAGCGGTGTTGCCTCGTTGACGGTGGTCTGCCAGCCGTTGGCCCAGGCCGCGCATTCCACCTCCTTGCAGCTGGCCGGCCGGTAGTGCGTGTCTTTCGGCGCCAGCAGCTGGTATGTCACGAAGGACTCCGGGCCCAGCTTCGGCTCGATGCGGAACGGTTGTCCGGGCATCAGAAGCTCACCGCCGTCTCGTTCTTGACCAGCACCACGCTGAACACCGCATTGGTGAAGGTGCCGGTGGTCGCGACCCGCAGGTACCGGCGGATCGTCGCGTTGTTCGCCGTTGCCAGCCGCTCGGTGGTGATGCCCGTGGCGGCCGTGAAGGTCAGGCCGGTGACATCGGCGAACGTCGAGTTGTCGGCGCTGTCCTGGACCTTGACCGTGACCGACGTACCAGCGAAGGCGAAGACCTGCAGGTACGCCTGCGCCCCGAAGGCCGCCGACGCCGCAGTGTCGATGCTGGTCCCGTTGGTGGCCGTCGTATCGGTGCGCTTCCCGGCGGTGAGCTGGCGGCCCCATTCGAGCCCGTAGCCGTTGGCCAGCGCCTGCACCTTGAACGTGAACGCGCCGTTGTCGGCTCGGTTGCCGTCGTAGTTGATCTGCTTCCCGATCAGGCACGCGGCGGCGTTCCCGAGCACGGTCCCGCGGGCGTACGTCAGCGCCACATCGGCACTCGGCAGCGAGGAGAAGCGGGGGTGCGCCTGCCCGGCAGCGTCGTTGAAGAAGCTGCTGAACTCCAGCGCCCCATCCCGCTGGCCGCCGATGCGCTCAGGCGCAGACTTGTCGATGCCGGTCACGTCCAGCGTCTGCAGCGTGCCGCCGATCCGGCTCAAGCTGCCGATGTCGCCGGATAGGTCGTAGCCGCCGACGTAGAGGTTATCCCCCAGACCGCTCTGCTTGCTCATGACACCTGCTCCCATACGTCGTTGACGATCAGCGGAAGCGTCACGTCCATGATTCGGTACGCCTTGCTGTCCACGGTCAGGTAGCCCGCGCGCGCCGACAGCGGCACGCCGTACGCGCCCAGCAGGTCGACCTGCCGCACCGTTGCTCCGAGGTCCAGATCCCCGCTGTACGCCGTCATCAGGGCGTCCACGGCCCCGATAACGGCCGGGTCGATCGCCTCCTGCGGCTCCAGCAGCATGTTCTGGAAGACGCGGATCGTGAACTCCAGGCGGGCCGTCGTGGATGCCAGGCCGCTGCCGGCCGGAACCGGGCCGATGCTCTGGCACCAGAGTGCCGCGTGCAGACCGTTGCCGGGCGCGCTCTTCGGCTCGTAGGTGTTGACCTGCTCGAAGACGCCGAGGGTCATCGCGTGCGACTGGATCTTGTCCAGGAGGCCGGCGGTGTCGAGGCTCATTGCAGCCTCCCGAGCAGCTTCGGCAGCGACTTCTCAGCGATCCCAACGGCCCGGTCCTGCAGCTGCTGGGAGACCCTGCGGAAGGTGGCGTAACCCTTGAACCGGGAACGCTTGTTCCGGCTACCTACGCCCTCCAGCCACGGTCCGTAGATCACTCCGCCGTCGTTCACACTGACCTGCTCCGACGACAGATCGGTCTGGATGTGGCCCCGGTAGTAGCCGGTGGGGTGCTTCAGCACGCGGCCGAGCTCGGTCTGGATCTCGTTCACGGCGTAGTCACCGATGCTCTGCTCGGCGTCGGTGATGAAGTCCTGAACAGCCTTCGGCGCGGTGCCGTCGAACAGCGGGCCGGTAAGCTTCATTTCCACGCTCATCAGACGGCCCTCATCCTGACCTTGCGGCCGTGCGCGTCGTAGGTCTGACAACGCAAGTCGGCCAGGCCCTTGCCGCTGGCCTCGCGCTGCGCATCGCCGGAGCCGATCACGCGGCCGTACGCCGCGCCCTCCTGCTGCAGGGCGGTCAGCGTCTCGGCGATAGCCAGTTGACGGACCAGGCCCGGCACCGCAAGCTTGCTGACGGCAGCGGCCGAGTTGTGCGCCGCTGCCGTCGTCCCGAGCGCGCCGCGAGTGACCAGCAACGTACGCGGGGAGTAGATGGTCGAGCCTGTGTGCGTGGCCAGAACGCTGCCGTCCCAGGCTCGCTTCACGGTGAGGTTGTTCCCGGCGATGTCCACGATCAGCATCCGCTCGGAGTCGAGCAGGATCGTTTCCCCGACCGCGTACGCTGAACCGGTGGTGACTGCCACCGTGACGGCCGCGGCGGAGGCCGTGAGGTCGGTCTGCAGGGTCTGGCCGGTGGTGAGCATCTGCCGGCCGGTGACGATCATCCACTCGTCGTCCACCTTCAGCGCGCTGCCGACGCCGACCAGCGACCCGTCGGTGACATCCACGCCGGTCTCCGAGCTGTCCAGCGCCTCGGCCAGTGCGCCAGCGGCTGCCGTGTCGGCGTTGCCGCCGTACACCCCGGTAATGGCGATGTTGCGCTGCGGGGTGTCGCCGCTGTCGAAGGACGAACTACCGCCGAGGTCGAGCTCCAGGCGGTTGTACGGCGGGCCGGAGTTGGCCGGCTCCAAAAGCACGTCCGACAGGGTGAGGGTGACCCCGCCGGACGTGCCGGATGTGAAGCTGATCAGCTCGTCCCGGTTCAGCCACAGCCGCCACGGTGCAGCGTGCTGGACGTTCGGCCAGTCGAAGTAACGGGTTCCGGTCCACGGGTAGAAGTCCCGGTGGCACAACTGCTCCACCGAGCGTGACGCGGCTTCGATCAGCCGGTCAATCTGCGCGTTGTTGCGCGCAGTCTCCTGCGAGTCCAGGGCCGACTTCACGTCTTCCCTGGTGCAATACCAGATACCCATATCCTTCGCCTTGCTTTCTGGCCTAGGGACCGAGGTCCCAGGAACGAGCGGTTATTTAGTTGTCGGTCAGCGCCGCACTACGCCTTCGGGCCACTGCCATCCGTCGAAGGGGCAGTGGAGGACTCCGCCGGGTCCGGGCTGGAGGGGTTCTCCGTCGTTGGGACAGGCTGTTGGGGGCTGGTCGCGCTCTTGCTCCCGCTCCGCCGCCGCGAGCCGCTGGATTTCTCCGAGCTGACGCCAGGACATACCGCCTCCAACGCCTCGATTCGGGCCTTCAGTTCGCCGACCTCCCGCATCAGGAAGTCTTCTTCCCAGCTCATCCGCTTGCCTCCTAGGCGTTCGCCGCGCCCGGACGCAGCAGGTTCGGCAGGCTCGCCGGCGTCCGCTGAACGGCCAGGTCGTGGATGATGTAGAGCCACCCGGCGATCTGCGCGGCAGCCGCGGTCACCGCGTAGTCCAGCGAGACGTGCGTGAAGCCGTCCGACAGCTGGTAGGCGTTCACCGGGATCGCGATGATCTGCTGCGATTCCGCCGAGGTGCCCGCGCCGCCCGGGTCCGCGATGGTCGCGGCAGCTGCCTGCGTGACCTTCGTCCAGGACTCGTCGTTGTCGAGCGCGGTCTCGTTCTTCAGGTAGTAGTGGTCAATGATCGCGAGGTTCTGCGACGTGCCACCGGTGTAGGCGCTGTGTTCCTTCAGCGTCAGCGTCGGGTCCTCGCCCGCGGTGCCGGCACCCTTGAACACCACGATCGTCAGCCCGGTGCCGGAGCGCATGCTGATGCGCTTGCCGGTCTCGCCGTTGTTGGTGTTCATGTCGGTGCTGACCCAGCCAGTACCGATGTCGAACAGCCGTCCGAGTCCTTCCATGACTTCCTTCTCTCCACCCGGGGTTTCAATGCCGGGTTGGTTAGGGCCTACCGGGGCGGGCCTGGTGCCCGCCCCTCGGCCGCGAGCTGATCAGTCCGTCAGACCGACGAACGGGGACACGGTGTCGCCGTTCAGCGGGGTCAGGGCCGACTGGACCCACGGACGGCCGTCGACGCGCTCGATGATCCGGAGCTCGGTCTCGTCGTTCATGAACCGGCTGTGCTCGCTGTAGTCCAGCGAGATCGCCTGCCGGTCACCGATCAGGTAGTACCGCGGGTCAACGAACACGATGTCGTTGCCCGCTCCGTTCGCCAGCGCCGGAACCTTCTCGGTGACGATCATCGGCCGGCCGAGCAGGGTCATGAACGGCGAACCGGCGATGTTGATGATGCCGATCGGGTAGCCCGCGGTGCCCGCGTTCAGCGCGAACAGCTTCGGCAGCAGGGTCTGGTTCACCAGCCACACCGCCGAGCCGAGCGACTGCGGGAGCATCCGGGCGTACATGCCGTAGAGATCGGCGGCCTTCAGGTCGTCGTTCGTGTTGCGGCTGACCTGTACCAGCGCCTCGGAGCCCAGCATGCCCAGCGGCTGGCCCACGCCGTTGCCGTTCAGGAACGCGTTGTCCTCGTAGAAGGAAATGCCCATCGGCGCGGCGGTTTCCAGCCACGTCGACAGCGCCGAGGCGTCCGCCCAGAGCTCGTTCGGGATGCGCGCACCGCCGACGAGCTTGCTCGCCTCCAGCTTCACGCGGCCGAACTTGGCCTGAGTCGGGGTGATGCTGGCGCTCTCGCCGACCCAGTAGAAGACCATGCCGCCGAACACCGAGCCGACGTTGGTGGTCGCGTCCACGAACGGGATCGAGGTGGTCAGCGAGCTCATCGTGATGACGGTGGCCCGCTGCCGCACGATGCTCTGTTCCAGGGCGATCTGCAGCAGGCTGGAACGCAGCTCCTCCGGCACCAGGAACCCGCCCGTCGCCGGGTCGGTCTCCGAGTACGCGTTGGTGATCTTCTGCACCTTCTCGAAGGCCGCCGTGTTGCTGACCGGCCGGCCGGAGCGGTGCTTGTGGATCTCCAGTGCCATCTCGCCGAGGCCGTTGTAGAGCCCGTCGAGCTGCGTGGTCGGAGCCTGCGGGTTGTACGCCGCGTTGCGGACCGCGCCCGACCCCAGCACCGGGGATTCCCCGTTGGCCGGGTGCAGGTTGAGCCGCTTGGCGTTCTGCGGGCTGGTCTTCAGGAAGTCGGCGAGGCCGGCCTGGACCTGCTCATCGATCTGAGCCTTCAGGTCCAGATCCTTGCGGCCGACGTTCTCGGCGTACTGCTTCACGACCTCGCCGAGCTTGTCCTCCTTGAGGACGTTCTCCAGCCACTTCGGGTCGTTCAGCGCGGCTTCCAGCTCCGCCGGTGCCGAGGGGATCGTGATCGTCATGCGGTGGCCTCCTTCAAGGCACGGCGGAACGCGTCCGCGTCGAACTTGAACGCCGGCGGGGTCGCCGACGCTGCGATCTGGGGAGCGGGAGCCTGGTCCCGCCCGGAGTAGTGGAAGACCGAGAGGTCCCACGTGTTGGTCTGCTCGGCGGCCTTGCCCTCCACCCGGTCCGCCAGACCGGCCGTGACAGCCTCGTCGGCGGTGTACCAGGTCTCAGCCACCATCAGCGCCCGCCAGCTCTCGGCGTCGCCCTGACCGGACCGCTCGGCGTACACCGAGGCGATGTTGTCGCTCGTCTTGTCGAGCAGGTCAGCGAGCTCGCGCATGTCCGCGGCGTTGAGCCCGATGCCGCCGCCCATGCCGTCGTGAATCATCATCGTGCTGTTCGGCGACATGACCCGCTCGTCGCCGGCCTGTGCGATGACCGAGGCGATCGAGGCAGCCAGCGCATCCACCACGACCGTGATGTTCGCCGGGTGCTGCTTCAGCGCGTTGAGGATGGCGATCCCGTCGAAGACGTTGCCGCCGGGGCTGTTGATGTGCAGGGTGATCTGCTCGCTGTTCACGCCCTGGAGGTCGCGCACGAAGTCCGCCGACGTGATCCCGAAGTAGCCGATCTCGTCGTAGATGTAGATCTCGGCGGCCCCAGTCGCCGCGTTGTTGCTGATGCGGTACCAGTCGTTGCGCCCCTGTCGCAGGTTCGCCACCTGACGGGCCGTGTGCAGCGCGGTTTTGCCATCGAGCAATGGCACATTTGCCATCAGCTTGTTACCCCAGCGAGCCGCCGCGCCCTTCCGGCCGGCGGCTGCGCGCTTCTCTGACAGGCTCAGGTCAGGCATTCTGCGGTGCTCCCTTCGGGATGAACGGCATGTCCGGTAGGCCAACGGTAGCCAGCACGGCGGCCGGCTCGAACCCGGCACCGATCAGCGTTACCGCAGCGTCCACCTTGCCCTTGAACTCCGCCTGCTCGGCGGCCTCGTCCTCGGGCACCGGGTTCTCGTAGTCGAACTCCAGGCCGTCACCGGTCCGGCCGAACATTGGCAACAGGTCGTTGTTCAGGGCCGACTTGATGCGCTCCAGCCGGGGCACCGTGAGGTACCGGGCGAACTGCACCAGCCCCGCGTCAGCCGCTGCGCGGTTGACGTCTTCGGAGACGCCCAGCATCGGCTTGCTGATCGCGTACGCCTCCATGATCTGGTCCCGGGTGACCTGCCGCAGCTGTACGAACTGCATGTCACGCTGCGAGTAGGATCGGTCGACCCACTGCCCCTGCTCGATGACGGCCACCCGGTGAGCACGAGAAACCCCGCGGTGCTGTTCGTTCCACCGCAGGGTCATCTCGTCAAACTCGTCGTCGGTCAGGCGCTTGTCTACCTGGATGATGCCGCCCGGCTCAGCGCTGTTGCGAAAGAAGTTCCGGTTCCACTCGTCGGCGGCGTTCGCTGAGTCCAGCGTGGTCAGCAGTGGCTGCACCGGCCCGAGACCGCGATACGGGTCCATCGGGTTGGGCGTCCGGATCTGGATGACCTCGTTGAGGTTCAGCGGGATCTTGATCCCGTCGGGGCTGACGTAGATCCACCCCGACAAGAAATCGGACGGATGGGGTACCGGCTTCATCCTGTCGGGGCGGACCGGCCACAACTCTAGCGGCAGATCGATCCCTTCAGCGCGGCTCACCAACCACTCGGTCTCCCCGGTGAGGTCAACGTGCTGCTGGAAGGTCTCCACGAATTCTTGCCGGGTATAGAACGGATTCGGCTTGTTCCACAGGTCCAGCGCGGCGTGCCGGGTGACCTCGGTGCGGTCCTCCTTCAGCCCGCTCGGTGCCTTGCGCCACAGGTGCCAGTTGACCTGACTGGTCGCGTTGGCCGTGCGCGAGACGACGCTGAACAGGGTGCCGACAGCCCCCATCATCTCCAGCTGCTGAGTGCGGCCTCCACCGTGCTGCATGGTCGAGATGGCCGAGCGGGCGTTGGTCGGGGCAACGGGAACGGGAGCCTTGTTGAACAGCCCGCCGATGATGCTCTTCACCGCTCCCCCACCCTCCACTCAAGTACGAGCAGGGCCACCCCTGCCACCGCTAACCCGAGCGGAAGCGCGATACACCACGCAGCCGCTACGAGCAAGGATAGACCAAGAATCCCCAGAATCAGCGTCACGATTGTGCGCAGCGCACTGCCCTGCGGCTTTTCGTTGTTCATCCGACCCACCTAACACGCGGGCGCGCACCCAAATCGCACTCGGCGACTACGTAGCGCAGCGCATCTGAACCGTGATCATCGACTTTCAGAGGCTGTTCTTTCGGCGCTTTGCCGGCCCCCGTGTCCCACACATAGCCGGGCAGCTCCTCGACGGTGCTGGTCGGCTTGCGTGCGTCGCTGAGTTCGGCGTCCCGCGACACCAGCGCATCCCGCAGAAGGAAGATACGGGGCTTGCCGTCGCCGGCTGAGCGCAGCCGCGCCTGCACTGCCTGGATGCCGACCGATACCCGCTTGTCTGCGGCCGACGTACCCAGCCCGAGGTGCCGCTCCAGCGTGGCGCGGTCTTCGGCGTCGTGGTCGCAGATAACGGCGCGGGGCTTCGGCTCGATCCACTTCCCGTCAGGTGCGACGATGCGCAGGATATGCGCCGCGTGGTCTTCCACCAGGGTCTTCGATCGGTAGATCTCGCGGTACATCCACAGCCGCCCGTCCGGATCCTGTGCCCAGCACTGCAGCACGAAGGGGTTGGTGAACCCGAAGTCCACCGACCACCACCGGGTCCATTCCCGCGGAATCTCGAAGCGGTCGACCACATGAACAGCCGGATCGAAGTCCTCGTAAATAGCGCCCTCGGCCGCGACCCACAGTCCTTTACGCAGCCGGGCATGCCGTACGCCGGTCAGGTTGTCCAGCTTGCTGAGATAGGACTG